GTCCGTGTTCACCCTGCAGGCCGACGCCCACTGCTACGACATAACCCCCCTCTCCGAGGATGAAGGGGTCAACGAGCGCTCCTGGGCATCGGTCCTAGTCTACGACATTCTGGTTGTCGTGAACCCCGAGGGCTAACCTTACCTTAAAAACAATAGGTATACCATGTGTGCAGCAATCGTCAAAGGGGTCACCGCAATTTATGGCCTGCCGGGCGCAACCGTGGCCAACGCCGTCGTCCAGTCCTACACCAACGACGGTGAGTTCGCCAACGAAGCGACCATCGTCGATGAGACGGGCAAGACCGTTTCTTGGCGCGGCGACGACAGACGCTGTCAGCTGAGCGTGGAAATCATCGCGAAGACCTCGGCGATTCCTCAGCTCGGCGCCAACTTCTCCCTGACGGTCAACACCGCCTCTGCTTATCCGGGCGGCGCTGCTTCGACCGCTTTCTCCGGCTGGGTTACGAAGGTCTCTGACAAGGGCAGCAATCGTGGCTACTCCGCAGTCACCGTGACTGCCGTTGGTTACGAAGCCGTCGCCACCGCTTAACCGCATGGATAAGCGGTTCACATCCGCTTTCACGGACCCAGGGCTGACTAAACTCCTGGGCCGTTTTGTTTCCCCGTTCTGCCTGCTTCACCGCGTGCAGTTGGAAGCAGCCGAAAGCCCCCTGCTCCGTTCGGGCGTTCCTATCCGTCCGCTCGATCTGCTGGTGGCCGTCAAGATTTGCTCCGGCGAACGCCTCGACAAACTGACGTGGAAGGACTCCTGGTACCTCGGCAAGATGACCGCGAACCAAGATTATTTCGCCGAGCAGATTGAACGCTTTTCCAAGTTCGTCCTTATTGATGCTTGGCCCAAGTTCTGGGAGAAGAAGGCCAAGGCTTCAGAGACCAGCGGAACGCCCTGGGTCCTAACCGTGGTGGCCTCCCTCATCGCCAACAACATCTCAGAAGACCGGGCGTGGACGATGCCGGAGTGCCAAGCCATCTGGCTTAACTCCACCTTTGCGATCAGCAAGGGCGCCGAACTCAAGGTCCTCACCTCCGAGGACGAAGAACTAATCGACTCACTCGAAAAGACCGAAGCATGAGCAACATCATCAAGTTCAGCATCAACGGCGATACCAACGCCGAGCAGGTCACGGAGAAGGTCAAGAAGTCCATCAGCACGCTCGAGAAGAACATGGATGGCATCGAGCAGCGCTTCAAGAACTTCGGCAAGGACCTGTTCCTTTCCTTCGCGGCGCCGATGGTCCTGCTCAACGCGGCCATGAACTCTATCTCGGCGGCCATCGAGAAGAACCGCCAAGCAGTCCAGGACGCCAAGGCCGTGGCCGAGGGAGGCGGTAACAAGTATATGCGCGAGGGCACGGTAGGCTCAGCCCAGGAGGCCGCTCGTCGCCGGCAAGACGCCCTAGATCGTCAGAACGCCAAGCTGGCCGCACAGGCTCTAGCCGAGGATCAGGGCAAGGAGGGCGGAGTGCTTGGATTCGGAGGAGAAGCCGATGCGGCCATGGTCCAGTACCTGAAAGAGTCTACAGGTCCTTTGGACTATCTCCGTCGAAATCTAAAAGCCGGTGCAATGTTCTTTGGCGTCAACGACTACTCCAAGGACGAGGAAATGCAGCTAATGCTAGAGAAGCGTTCGGCTGCCCGCGTCGCCGCTGACCCGGAGATGATCGCCAAGCAGAAGGCCGCCGCTGAGGCCGCCGCCGCCAAGCAGGCCGCCGAGTCCAAGTCTGACGCCCAGAAGGCCCTTGATATGCAGGGCAAGGGAGCCATGGCCGGAGCCGAAGGCTTCTCCAATATCGTCGGCGTTGGAGCCAATCCGGTCCTTGCAGCCGTCAGCGCTCAGCTCGACGAGCAGCGCAAGCAGACTTTCCTGCTTCAGCAAATCGCCATGGGTGGCAGTTACACCCCGCCCGACTTCACCAAACAGCAGACAGGCAACCCGCAGATTGACGGCTACGGAAGCCAGATGTAATTTACCAACATGGCACGCATCGAAAAAGGAAACGCTCTTACTACCGACATCCTGCAGCCTGGTTGGACGACTACGTCTGACGGCTTCGGCCTGATCATCATCAACGCCACGTTCAAGTCTGACGCGAACGCAGGCTCGTTTGCTCCGTTCGTCCGTGGCACCGCGTTCCCTGCCGGCGGTTACGGTTACTGCAGGTCCCACAAGGGCAGCATCAGCTGGGATAACCTTGGCGTGGCCACCCTAAAGGTAGACTATGTTGGCATCGACCCTGCCGTGAACGCCGGAGTCCGTACTAAGCCGAACTGCTCCTCTGCCAACGGACTGACCGCTGAGAACATCACCGCTCACCCTAACTTCTTCGAGTCTGCCGGCGGTTTCAGTGGCGGCCCTCTGGCTGGCCTGCCTTCCAACTTCGGCGGCGCCTACGACGACTCGACGCTCGGGCCCATGGTGACAGTGATTAACCAGACGACCATGAAGGCGGTGGCCGTCCCTTCCTGTGAAGGCTACAACGGCGCCTGCTTCGAGCGAGGAGAGGGTGGCCGCTTCATCGGCTTCGTAGATCCGGACTATCCTGCGCTCTATGGACGCACACAGTACCTCGCCCGCACGACTACGTATTCTGGCGTCATGTATACCACGTCCCTGTCGGACGTGCAGGCCCTTTACGCCCTGCTGGGAAGCGCCACGGCAACCAACTCTTGGGGAGTCTTTGCTCTGCTTCCTGCTTGGGCTCCTGTCGGTACGGGTGATTTCGGAAAGCAAAACCTTCTCTCTCAGGTCAATGTCGAGGAGTACGGCCTGCTGTATAAGGTCATGTACGAAATCCGTTACTCCAAGGAAGGCTGGCCTCCGAACGTCTACTCCAACATCTGATCCATGAGCATCCAGCCAGGGGTCGGTTATACATTCAACTCGTCGAGCCAAGGCATCAATCTGAACATCGAGCAGCCTTGGTCTGCTTGGGCGACCTATACTGAAGCTGACCCCGGGCATCCGTTCAAGATTGTGAACGTGACCATCGGCTCCAACAAGGTGCGGTTCCAAGTTCAGTCTGGCACGTTCAATAACCTAGTTCCCAAGATTGATGACTACATCAGCGGCACCGAGGTGAAACTCGACCGCGTCACATCAGGGTCACCCAACCCTCCGACGGCTGAACTGGCTTCGACTAACTACGACGCCACGACCAAGACCTCTTACATCACGCTCCGCGCTGGCCCTGAGACCGGGGCTCCTTTCGCCTATCCTGACCCTTTGGTGACGAGCAATCAGTACCCGGTCATCATCGGCGGGAACACTTTCCCCGTCACCCCTGACAGCAACACCTGGGGATACTTGGTCATCGGCACGATCACCGTGGACAGCATCACGACCCCGACGACCTTCACGGTCAACCAGAACGTCACCGGCTCGCTTTGGGCGAACCGCATCAAACTCGGTTCGGCCACAGCCCGCTACTTCTACGCCAGGATCTGATGGCAGCGCTTCAGGTCAGGACGTGGGCAGACCACCTTGAACCTATCGGTTACGGGGCGGCCATCCCTGTCAGGTCTGCGGACTCGATGAACCGCGTCTACCCGCTGGAGCCAAGCGGCACGGGCTACTCCTACTGGTGGACATCCACTGAAGGCTCGATGTTCTTCTACCCATTCGGGCGGGCGGCAGGTATTTACGACCCGGCAGGATACATTCCGCAAGCCTATCACTTCATGTATGTGGGCGACTACCCGGACCCCTCGGTCCCGCCTTACACCACGCAGTTGGTCTTTGGCCTAATCTACATGGACGACGCCGACTTCGCTCAGATGCTAGGCCAGAGCGTCACGACCTCGGGCACGGGCATCACCGTCGCCTCGACGGCGCAGCTCGACCCAAGCGCCGAAGACGGCCAACCGATTTCTTTTACTTTCGGCATCATCTCCACGGTCGGGAACCTGAGCGCGGTCACCTGACCTAAACCCTACCATTTGCACAATAAGTAGCCATGTCTGACACCGTCACGCTATCGCAGGGCAACACGTTCGCCTGCACCTTCGTCTGGACCCCTGGCACGACCGGCCCTGCCAACCTGCTGGCCACGACCCTCAGCTCGACGGTGGAGGACAAGTGCGGCAACGCCTATGACCTGACGATCACCAAGGCGCTGGACGGCCTGTCCTTTACTTGCACCTATCCGGGCT